GAACTGAACTACCGCGAGTTCCTGTGCATGGCGTTGCAGCAGGAATGGAACGGGAGGCATCAGCGCAGTATGGAGTCCCGGCTGAAACAGGCCCGCTTCCCGTGGGTCAAACGCTGGAGCAGTTCGACTTCGGCTTCCAGCCAGGTATCGATCGTAAGGTCGTCCGTGAGCTGGCCGGGCTGGCGTTCGTGGAGCGTAGCGAGAACGTGATCCTGCTGGGTCCGCCTGGTGTGGGTAAAACGCACCTGGCAGTCGCTCTCGGGGTAAAAGCGGCGGACGCTGGTCATCGGGTGCTGTTCATGCCACTGGATAAGCTGATCGCCACACTCATGAAGGCAAAACAGGAAAACCGGCTGGAAAAACAGCTACAGCAGCTTGGTTATGCCCGGGTACTGATACTGGATGAGATAGGCTATCTGCCGATGACCCGCGAGGAAGCCAGTCTGTTCTTCCGGTTGCTGAACCGTCGATATGAAAAAGCGAGCATCGTGCTGACGTCAAATAAAGGGTTCGCCGACTGGGGAGAGATGTTCGGCGATAACGTGCTGGCAACGGCAATCCTGGATCGACTGCTACACCACTCAACCACACAGAACATCAAAGGAGAAAGCTACCGGTTAAAGGAAAAACGCAAAGCGGGAGTGCTGGCAAAAAACGCCACGCCAATCAGTGATGATGAAATGGCGGCAAGCGGACAACATTAATGACCAATAGCGGACATTAAAAATGGCGAAAAACGGCCAATAATCTTGGCGTTGACACTGAGTGAGTGGAAGTCGGTTAAAGCTGCACATGTATCAAAAATTCGCACGTTGATAAATGAAGCGAATCTGCTGATTGATTTTGTCCTGGCTGATACAGGCAAAGGAAAAATCACAAAGACGGATTGATGGAGTGGTGACCAATGATATCAGACAAACTCATAACGCTGGCGAAGATCCTCTGTGTAATTGTCGGCATTTCATTTTCACTAATGCTGGTTGCTCTTTTTCTTTCCCTGGGCTGGATGATGTTGTCTTCGTCGGGGATGCTGGGGTGAGCATAAACCGAATGCTTTCCGCGTTTACCGTTATTCTGCTGGTGGTCTGTGGTGCGCTGTGTCTGGCAACAAACCATTACCGCGATAACGCCATCACTTACAAAGAGCAGCGCGATAAAAAAGTCAGTGAGCTGAAGCTGGCGAACGCCACCATTACTGATATGCAGCAGCGCCAGCACGATGTTGCTGCGCTCGATGCAAAATACTCGAGGGAATTAGCCGATGCGAGAGCTGAAAATGAAACTCTGCGTGCTGATGTTGCCGCTGGTCGTAAGCGCCTGCGGATCAACGCCACCTGCTCCGGTACCGTGCGTGAAGCCACCGGCACCTCCGGCGTGGATAATGCAACCGGCCCCCGACTGGCAGACACAGTTGAACGGGATTATTTCACTCTCAGAGAGCGGTTGATGATGATGCAGAAGCAGCTGGAAGGGGCGCAGGAATATATCCGCACTCAGTGTATTAACTAGTATTTTTGTTATCCGGAGAATGCATGAAGAAATTACTGGTAACCGTAAAGCCTTTTCAGGGAACAATTCTGTTCCGTATTTTGCAGCGTGGTCGTGTTCTTGTTGAAGGTTCGTTCAGTGGTAAATGTACGCAATTACACTCCCGGATCTTTCAGGTGAATGCCACGAATGAAGAGCTAACCGTTGAGTGTACGATGAATGCCGCTAAATGCCGCATGGTATCGGCTGCATTACAGCCAGTGTGTTGAGCGACCTTATTATCCATGCGCGGTATTGTCGCCGTATTCCCGTATTAACAGAGACCGCAGCCCGACAGGGAGACTCCTCTGCGCGAGTGTGCGGGGATAATCAAAAACGATACACACCGGGGTTTACTGCGTTAACGGAGCGCGGCGTTGTCCCCTCATAGTCGCCTGGCCGGTGCGATGGTGGAAGAAACCGGAAATTTATTCAATAAAAAAACCTGCCGGGTTGTTACGGCAGGTTATGGCACATGCAGAAGAGAATGTTGTTGTTATGACGAATTTTTTATCAGATTTTAATGCAAGTATTCAATTCGAAATAACCGAGCCTGAATTACAATATATGTTATGAATTATTCTCTTATTTTTTGAGCCATTCAACAAGACTGGCATGGAGCAGTTACCCGATCTCCATAAAGGAATAACAGGAAATATCTTATTATTAAGCATTTCTGAATAATAAATGAGGTCGCTGGATTAATATATTGTCTTTTTAACTGGAGTTGCGGTAGTTTTGCCCGATGTTTTTTGATGACTTATTATTTATTCTTATGCAATATGCGATTTTAAGTATGTTAAGTCTTTATCGGATTGTTTATGTAAGCACGATGGTTAAATTTTATGATTCTCTGCCGTCTGACATGGATTGAATTTGCTCATTATTTGACTGGGTGAATACATCATAAAACGAAAACGGGGCAACTGCACTCGCAGGCTCTTTGTCAGTGTCGCTGGTGTGTTTTGGGGCTGATAACGATGAAGACCTCTCCCGGAGGAGATTCAGACATACCTGCACAAAGCCTGAATTGAAAAGCAACAGTTATAATGTGCAGTGCGGTGGGGATGAAAAATATGTGAGCATAATCAAAAAAACTGCTGTGTTGGAGCACAGCAGTAAAGGTACTGATAAGGGTAGAAGATTATTATTGTTATTCTTTTTTATTTTATATGACGGATGATTTCAATTCGGAATAAATACGACTAATAACTGCGACTTTTTGTAAATTCAGCAATATAAAGAAATGGTTATATGAACAGTTATCACAGAGCAGACGGTGTATCATTTTTTGTTACAGTTAACTGACGGGCACATTTTATGTCTGCTGCCAGCCTCCGGCGACAGGCTTCAATAACCCATGCCGAAAAGTTGCCGGAGCCTTTATGCTCAAGGGCGATATTGATCTGCTCAATCATGTGATTGGGAAAACGGATGTTACGGGTTGTTGTTTTGCTGGTTTTGTTCTTCGATGACATTGTCTTTTTCCATATTCACTGCAGTGTTCTGTATTGTCCAAAGATGTTTTTACTTAAATTTGATGCAGATCAATTAATGCATTGAGACCGAACTCATTATTTGTCCTCTTTCATGGTGAACTTGTCGGTTGAGATAACTTTTATTTAATTGATAATTATTATCATTTTCGGGTCCTTTCTGGCGATCCGGCCTGTTACGGGGCGGCGACCTCGCGGGTTTTCGCTATTTATGAAAATTTTCCGGGATCCATGTCCGGTTTCTCTTCAAGTTAACTATATGAAAAATATAAAAACAGGTTTTCTGTGAACCGGACATGAACAAAAATAGACATGTAAGCCGGACATGACCGGTTTTGTTGTGATTGTGAGGTGAGAGTTTTTGCGAGGTGAGGAGTGGCTACGCAGACTGAAGTTGCCAGGCATTTAAGTCTGACCGATCGCCAGCTTCGCAGATTGCAGAAATTGCCGGGTGCCCCGATATCGAATAAGAGAGGGCAACTGGATCTGGATGCCTGGCGCGATTTTTACATATCGTATCTGAGGAGAAGTAAAAACGATGTGCCTGATGGCGATAGCGAAGACGACTATGAGGAGAAATTGCTTATTGCCAGATGGGAACTGACAGCAGAACAGGCTGTTACACAGCAGTTAAAAAATGAGGTGTCAAAAGGAAAACTTATTGACACCGGGTTCTGTATTTTTGCCCTCAGTAAGCTGGCAATGGCGTTATCCAGTACGCTTGATTCCATCCCTTTATCCATGCAGCGACAGTTTCCTGATTTAACACCGCGCCATCTTGACCATCTGAAAACCCTTATTGCGAAGGGGGCAAATCAGTGTGCGCGGGCGGGGGATAAATTACCGGATTTACTCGATGAATATATCAGAGCAACAACTGAATAATATGATGAGCGCTGTCACAACAGCATTACAGCCCCTGATAAGGGCATTGCCGGTGACGCCAGTTGAATGGGCTGATCAAAATTATTATCTGCCTAAAGAATCTTCATATGGTGAGGGAGAATGGAAAACGCTGCCATTCCAGATCGCCATCATGAACAGCATGGGGAATGATCAGATCCGCACTGTTAATCTGATTAAATCTGCCCGTGTTGGCTATACAAAGATGTTGCTGGGGGTGGTCGGGTATTTTATTGAGCATAAATCCCGAAACAGTCTGCTTTTTCAGCCTACGGATTCTGCCGCTGAAGATTTTATGAAGTCTCACGTGGAGGCGACGATTCGGGACGTGCCATGCCTGAAAGACCTTTCCCCATGGCTGGGTCGTAAACATCGTGACAATACTCTCACGCTGAAACGCTTTTCATCGGGTGTGGGCTTCTGGTGCCTGGGCGGCGCTGCCGCCAAAAACTACCGTGAAAAATCCGTGGACGTGGTCTGCTATGACGAACTTTCCTCGTTCGAGCCGGATGTCGAAAAAGAGGGCTCGCCAACCCTGCTGGGGGATAAGCGTATTGAGGGCTCTGTATGGCCAAAATCCATTCGCGGCTCGACGCCTAAAATCAAAGGCACCTGTCAGATCGAAAAAGCCGCTAACGAGTCGGCACATTTCATGCGTTTTTATGTGCCCTGCCCGCACTGTGGGGAGGCGCAGTATCTGAAATTTGGCGATGAATCCACGCCTTTTGGCCTTAAATGGGAGAAGGACAGCCCCGAAAGCGTTTTCTACCTCTGTGAACATTATGGCTGCGTGATCCATCAGTCTGAGCTTGACCAGAGCAACGGGCGGTGGATCTGTGAAAACACGGGCATGTGGACCCGTGACGGCCTGATGTTTTTCTGCGCCCGGGGTGATGAAATTCCGCCGCCGCGCTCCATCACTTTCCATATCTGGACGGCGTACAGTCCGTTCACCACCTGGGTACAGATAGTCTATGACTGGCTGGATGCACTGAAAGATCCCAACGGCCTGAAAACCTTTGTGAACACCACGCTGGGCGAGACCTGGGAAGAGGCCGTGGGCGAAAAACTCGATCACCAGGTACTGATGGATAAGGTTGTGCGTTACACGGCGGCGGTGCCTGCCCGGGTGGTTTATCTGACGGCGGGCATTGACTCGCAGCGAAACCGTTTTGAGATGTATGTCTGGGGATGGGCTCCGGGAGAGGAAGCCTTTCTGGTGGATAAAATCATCATTATGGGGCGTCCCGATGAGGAAGAGACGCTGTTACGTGTGGATGCGGCGATCAACAAAAAATACCGCCATGCAGACGGAACCGAAATGACCATTTCCCGTGTCTGCTGGGACACCGGGGGGATCGATGGCGAAATCGTTTATCAGAGGTCAAAAAAACACGGTGTTTTCCGGGTGCTGCCGGTAAAAGGCGCATCTGTCTATGGCAAGCCGGTGATCACCATGCCAAAAACCCGCAATCAGCGGGGCGTGTATCTGTGTGAAGTGGGGACGGACACCGCAAAAGAAATTCTCTATGCCCGTATGAACGCTGAACCCACGCCTGCGGATGAAGCCACGTCGTATGCCATCCGTTTTCCTGATGATCCGGAGATTTTTTCGCAGACAGAAGCGCAGCAACTGGTCGCGGAAGAGCTTGTGGAGAAGTGGGAAAAAGGAAAGATGCGTCTGCTGTGGGATAACAAAAAGCGGCGTAACGAAGCGCTGGACTGTCTGGTGTATGCCTACGCGGCATTACGTGTGTCCGTGCAACGCTGGCAGCTTGATCTGGCTGTACTGGCAAAATCCCGGGAAGAAGAGACGACCCGGCCAACCCTGAAAGAACTGGCAGCGAAGCTGTCCGGAGGAGTGAATGGTTACAGTCGCTGAACTGCAGGCGCTGCGTCAGGCGCGCCTTGATTTATTAACCGGTAAACGGGTGGTGTCTGTCCAGAAAGATGGTCGCAGAATTGAATATACGGCAGCTTCTCTGGATGAGCTTAACCGGGCGATCAATGATGCGGAGTCGGTACTGGGGACAACCCGACGTCGCCGTCGTCCGCTGGGAGTGAGGTTATGAAACGAACGCCTGTCCTGATTGATGTGAACGGCGTTCCGCTTCGTGAGAGTCTCAGCTACAACGGGGGCGGCGCAGGATTTGGCGGGCAAATGGCTGAGTGGTTGCCACCGGCGCAGAGTGCCGATGCGGCCCTGCTGCCCGCGTTGCGTCTGGGGAATGCCCGGGCAGATGATCTGGTGCGCAATAACGGAATAGCGGCTAATGCGGTGGCTCTGCATAAGGATCACATTGTCGGGCATATGTTTCTGATCAGCTACCGTCCGAACTGGCGCTGGCTGGGGATGCGGGAGACCGCAGCAAAAAGCTTTGTCGATGAGGTGGAGGCGGCCTGGTCGGAATACGCCGAAGGGATGTCTGGCGAGATCGACGTGGAAGGAAAACGCACGTTCACGGAATTTATCCGTGAAGGTGTGGGCGTTCATGCGTTTAACGGCGAAATCTTTGTGCAGCCGGTCTGGGATACGGAAACCACGCAGTTATTCCGTACGCGTTTTAAAGCCGTGAGTCCGAAACGGGTGGACACGCCTGGACACGGTATGGGGAACCGTTTTCTGCGGGCTGGTGTGGAGGTCGATCGATATGGCCGTGCCGTCGCGTACCATATCTGTGAGGATGATTTTCCGTTCTCTGGTAGTGGACGATGGGAACGGATCCCGCGTGAACTTCCCACCGGGCGTCCGGCCATGCTGCATATTTTCGAGCCGGTGGAGGACGGGCAGACCCGTGGGGCTAATCAGTTTTACAGCGTCATGGAACGGCTGAAGATGCTCGATTCCCTGCAGGCAACACAGCTTCAGTCGGCCATAGTGAAGGCGATGTATGCAGCGACGATTGAAAGTGAACTTGATACCGAAAAGGCCTTTGAATATATCGCCGGCGCGCCACAGGAGCAGAAGGATAATCCGCTTATTAATATTCTGGAGAAGTTCTCCAGCTGGTATGACACGAATCACGTGACACTGGGCGGTGTCAAAATTCCGCACCTTTTCCCTGGTGATGATCTGAAACTACAGACTGCGCAGGATTCAGACAATGGATTTTCTGCGCTTGAACAGGCGCTTCTGCGGTATATCGCCGCCGGTCTTGGCGTTTCCTACGAACAGTTGTCCCGTGATTACTCGAAGGTCAGTTACTCAAGTGCCCGCGCCTCCGCCAATGAGTCGTGGCGCTATTTTATGGGGCGGCGAAAATTTATTGCGGCCCGGCTGGCCACGCAGATGTTTTCCTGCTGGCTGGAAGAGGCACTTCTTCGGGGGATTATTCGTCCGCCACGGGCACGTTTTGATTTTTATCAGGCGCGATCAGCCTGGTCACGGGCAGAGTGGATTGGTGCCGGAAGAATGGCCATTGACGGGCTCAAGGAAGTCCAGGAATCGGTGATGCGCATTGAGGCCGGACTGAGCACGTATGAGAAAGAGCTGGCGCTGATGGGCGAGGATTATCAGGACATTTTCCGCCAGCAGGTCAGGGAATCTGCAGAGCGGCAAAAAGCCGGACTCTCACGTCCGGTGTGGATAGCGCAGGCGTATCAGCAGCAGATAGCGGAGAGTCGCAGGCCGGAAGAGGAGACA